GCAAGCATTTAAAAAAGCAGGATCTTGGATTGACGGAGATTTAGCAGACCCAGAGCCAGGAGACATTGCATACTTTGATTTTCCATCTGACGGGGTAGACAGAATTAGCCACGTAGCAATAGTAGTAGCAGACAATGGAGACGGAACAGTCTGGTGTGTTGAAGGCAATACTTCAGGAGATCCAAAGGGTAGCCAACGTAATGGTGGAGAGGTTTGTAAAAAACTTCGTGCCTTTAAGAAAAATAAGAAAAATATTATGGTTTCTATTGTAGGGTTTGGTAGGCCCAAATTTGGCGGGGCTGCTACAACTACAGCAAAGAAACCCTCAAATAAAATTAAAACATGCTCAGCATGTGGACAAACTATAAAATAATAGTGCTTGACTAGCCAAAATTTTTTGGTATACTTAAATAGAAAAGGTGAAGGGGAGCCTATGACAATTATTGCTGTCGTTAAACAAGATGGTAAAGTCTATATGGCAGGAGATCGTGGTGCCTCTGATGATGACAACATAATGTCTATTGTTGCTCCTAAAGTCTGGAAAACTGGACCATATCTTTTTGGATATGCTGGAACAATGGATGGCGAAAGAATTAGACATAACTTTAAACCACCACTACCAGAAGGAAATTTAGATAAGTTTATGTATACAAAATTTATTAAATCATTACGTAAATTTTATGAAGAGTGGTGGGTAGATACAACCAAAGATGCTGATTTTGGCATGATTATTTGTATTCGTGGAAGAATATTTGAGCACAATGCAATAGATATGTCTTTAACAGAATATCAACAACCATTTTTATGTATGGGATCTGGATCAGGATATGCATATGGATCTTTATACTCAACACAAAAACAAAAAAATCCTAGAAATAGGGTAAGGCAAGCAGTTGCATCAGCAATAGAATACTCCCCTTCATGTAAAGGGCCAATAGATACGGTGAGTGCATAATGAGTGATATTTTTAAAGAAGAAAAAGAAGAGTTGGCAAATATTCAAGAATTTGAAATTTGGTTAGAAAATGGAATTAATAGAAAATGGATAACTCCTCCATTTTGCAATACACACGATGGAGATCCATATATGACTCAAGAAGAAGAACAAGACTGGGAAGATGGTGGAGATCCTTGCCAAGTTGTAGTGAAGGTTATTAGTTAATGATAATTCTAGGCATTAATGAAACTACTCATGACGCTTCGGTGTCTTTGTTAAGAAATGGAGAGTTAGTATTTGCTGCACATGCAGAACGTTTTAGTAAACAAAAAAATGACTGGTTTACTAATGACAAATTAATTGATTGTGCTCTTCAGTATGGAAAACCAGACCGCATAGCCTACTATGAAAATCGTTGGTTAAAAAAGTCTAGAATATTATTAAAGGGTGGTTTTGGCGGAGGCAAGCCAAAATATCTAGACAGAAAAGATTTAAAATGGGTACCAAGAGAATCATTTAGCCATCACTACTCACACGCAGCAGCAGGATACTATACAAGTCCATTTCGTGATGCTGTTATCGTTGTTTTAGATGCTATTGGCGAGTACAACACATCTACTATCTGGGTAGGAGATGGTTCAAGCATTAAACAAGTTTACAAAAAAAATTACCCATTTAGTTTTGGGCTATTTTATTCAGCATTCACACAGTTAGTTGGCCTAAAACCAAATGAAGAAGAATATATTTTTATGGGTATGGCAGCCTACGGAGATGCAAACAAATATTATAATAAAGTAAAAGATTATTTTCCAGAGCATAATAAACAAAAATATAATTTCCATAAAGGCATTACCGATTGGGGATGGGTAACAGAACAAGATAAGTTTGATATTGCTGCAGCAGTTCAGAAAGTATATGAACTTAGACTCATGGAATTTATGAAAATGGCAAGAACCCTTACAGGAAAAACCGAGTTAGTATTTATGGGTGGCTGTGCATTAAATTGTTCTGCTAATACAAGATTGTGGGACATATTTGATGATGTCTGGATTATGCCAAACCCTGGAGATTCTGGAAGTTCATTGGGCGCTGCAGTAGCAGCATATGGAAAACATATTAAATGGCAAAATCCTTATTTAGGTTATGATTTAGGCGGGACTTATCCAGTATCAGAAATAATTACAGAGTTAATTAAAAATAAAGTAGCAGCAGTTGCTGTTGGTAGGGCAGAATATGGACCAAGAGCACTGGGAAACAGAAGCATCTTAGCAGATCCAAGAGATCCTTTAATTAAGGACAAGGTTAATCTAATTAAACAAAGAGAACTCTTTAGACCATTTGCTCCAGTAGTCTTGGAAGAATATGCTGATAAATGGTTTGATATGGATTTTACATCTCCATATATGCAATATGCGGTTAAATGTTTGCAGCCAGAGAAAATTCCATCAGTAGTTCATAAAGATGGAACGTCAAGAGTACAAACAGTAAACAAAGATCAGCATCCTGGGTTACACGAAGTTTTGTCCAATTGGTATGCACTTACTGGTGTTCCAATATTACTAAATACCAGTTTAAACATTAAGGGACAGCCGTTATTAAATGACGAAGAAGATATATTGGCATGGGAAAAAACATATAATTCTAAAGTTATAACTGGTAAAAATGGCAAAAACTGATTTTAATATTTGGCAAAAATCTTTTGATAAATCATTTTTATTTATTAATGAACAATCAAACGTTAGACCTGATTGGTTAACCTACAAGGAAGTATTAAAAACTGAATATAAAGATTCAGTAATTAAACCAATAAACAAATATATATACAAATTATGTCCACCACCAAAATTAGTTTCTATTGAAGATAATGTCATAACCTTATGTCAAGAAAATTTTGCTGAAATATTTTTATTAAAAAGAAAAAATTCTTTATCTTTAGCAGCAACTGAAAAAATTCATGTAAGGCAATTTTATTTATCTAACGAAAAAAAAGAAAAAACACCAGAATGCTTTGACCAAGTATTTAATTGGGCTATGCCTTGGTTTATTGATGAAGAAAATATAGACATAGAAATATTGCCTGCGTCAAACTCTCCATTTTATTTTTATAACTTTGTTTATAAAAGCAAAAAAACATTACAGGAAAAAATAGACCCACTTATGTTATTTTTTAAGTTTAAGAATGTTGGAAATCACATGCTGGATGAAGAATGTGGTAGAATAAAAAGACAGCAATCTGCGTATTTGATAAAGTTTGCCTGTAGTGATATACTAGTAGATAAAATAAAGGAGTTTTATGGCAAAAATTAAATTTTATCCATTTAGTCAAGAAACAATACATGTTGCCCCAGAACCAACTCCTGCATCAAAAAATATGCCAACTTGGTACAAAAAACAACCAGCATATGGTGCCAGCGAAGAAGCATCCTTGCAAAAGGGCTTTTCTGCATCAACTGTAAAAAGATGCATGCCAATTTTTGATGCACTAAATAGCGGGTATATAATTTATTTTCCTTGTGATATATACATAGATGCTACAAATCCAGAAAAAATTTCTTGGTCGTTACCAGAAACTATGAAAATGTTTAAAAGAGAGTTAGTATCTTCTCACAGCCCAGAGCAAGTTTCACACTATCCAAGAGATGAAAAAAAATATCATAAAGAAATATTTAGAGTTATGCCATTTTGGTCTGTTGGGACAGACAGCGGGTACAGTTCTTTGTTTATACACCCAATACATAGAGATAGTCTTCCATTTGAGGCATTCTCAGCAGTAATAGATACTGACAAATTTGTAAGTGACGGACATTTGTCTATGTATATTGAAAAAGATTTTAAAGGTATAATCGAAAGAGGCACGCCACTAGTTCAGGTAATCCCATTTAAAAGAGATAAATATGAAATGGAGTTAGTTGACATTAAAGAGTCTTCTAGTTTTATTAATAAACAAAGGTTACTTGTAAGAAGTAAATTTAAAAATTTTTATAGAGACAATTTAAGACAAAAGAAAGAGTATCGATGAGCGATCCACAAAAAATAAGTTTTATTCCATCTTTAGAGAATTTTAAAGATGTTTATACTGCTCCAGTTCCAGCAATTACTATGGTTCCAGAATGGTATAAAAGTCTTACTTTATATGGAGATACTAACGATATCAAGAATTTAAATCCAGTAAATCACGTAGGTACTGATGGGACTTTAGTTGACACTAAAAAATGTATGCCAATGTTTGACGCTTTGACTTCAGGGTATTATTATTTGTTAGAAGATGATTTACATGTTTCTTTGAATGACGATGGCTTCCCAACTTTAACTTGGAAGGGTGACGTTATGTTAGTTGACAAAAGACCAACCCTACAAATTCCAGTTCCAGGCAATTGCCATCAATTACACTTTGGTTTTAGAATGAATTGGTTTTATCGCACACCACCAGGACATTCTGTTTTAGTTACGCACCCAATGAACAGGTATGATTTGCCGTTCTACACTCTTTCTGGAATGGTTGATTCTGATATTTGGGGTCTTCCAGTGTTTTTTTCATTTTTTTTAAAAAGAGATTTTATTGGAACAATTCCAAAAGGAACTCCTATTATGCAATTTATTCCATTTAAAAGAGATGAGTGGGAAATTGAAATAAAAACTGATAAAAAATCTATAGAAGAAGAAGAGTTTAAGGCTGAAAAAAGGAGAACAATGGTGACTGGCTACTACAAAGAAGATGTCTGGCAAAAAAAGGAGTACAGATGAGTGATCTTTCTAAACTAACTAAAGAAGAAAAAACAGAAAAACAAAATACTTCTATAGATAGCATTAACGTTGTTATGTACTCATACAGGGATAAAGATGCAATTAAAACTTTAGAAAATTTAATGAAAACTTGGTCTGGTAAAATATTTTTGTTTGTTCATTGGCATGATCAAAGCGGTCCAAATAGGCACAAATCATTAGAAAATCTTATCAATTCTTATGACAATAGCAACGGAGCCTATGTTTATATTCCTTGGGACGATAATGGAGGGGCTGTTGCCTACAGAAACGATAGACTAAAAGTAACTTTTGGGGGAAGATACCACCTAAGTATAACCCCTGGAACAGTGTTTGAACAGGATTGGGATTTAAAATTAATAAATTTTGTACAAGGAAAAAATATAATTGTTTCAGGTGACAAACAAGTAAAAATAGAAAAAGGAGATAATTTTTTTATTAAAAAAGAATTATCAGATATTTCCGATTTTACATTGACAAATTTTATAGATAGAAATTTTATTTTTGGTAATGTAGTTATGATGAAAAATAGTTCTTTGGGGGATTACCATTTACCAGGTTGGTTAAAATATTACGGAGAAGAAGAAATCTTATCATTGCAATATTTTAAAGACAACATTGAAATTTATGCTGCTCCACAAAATGTTGTTACTATAACCAAAAAAACAACGCTAGAAGACTTTAATTATTATCTCACATTTTCTAAATATCATAATTATAATAAAGCGTTAGAGTTGTTTAAAAAATCATCAAATGATATTGTGGGGACAATTGATTCAACAATTGTAGATAATTTTAGTAAATTTCACAATTTTGACTTTAAATCTTTATCATTGTTGCCATTTGATGGAAACGATGTAGCATATAGAAAAACAGATTCTAAGTTTGATCGTCATAATGGAAGTAGATTTATTAAAGATTTAAAGAAGGTAGATTAATATGCACAGAATAACAGTTATTGAAAATTTTATTGATAGCCAAGATGCAAAAGTTTTAATTGATGAAATGAAAAATCCTTCTGAAACTAACCCATATCCAGAATATTATAAAAAAAGATATGGCGGAACGGCATTTCCATATAATGCAACGGTTATGAATTTGCTTGTAAAATATGGGAAAAAATCTAATGATATTCATAAATCATTAAATGGATATGTTAAGCCAATACATGTATTTAAAGCGTTTGGCTCTTGGTGGCAAGCGGGCACTAAGGGAGACTTACACATAGACGCACAAGGGCCAGAACCTTTTATTGAGTGGAGTACTATTATGTATCTTAATGATCCTTCAGAGTATGAGGGCGGAGAGATTTATTTTCCAAACCAAGCATTCTCATATAAACCTAAAAAATATTCTGCCGTATTTTTTCCAAGTGCAGGAACAGAATACGTGCATGGAATAACAGAAGTAAAATCTGGTCATAGACACACTGCTTTATATATGCATGTTTCTGACAGACAATTTGCTGATCCAGATTTTTTAAAATAAAGCATAAAGATTGGCTCATAACTCAGTTGGTAGAGTGCCGAACTGTTAATTCGGATGTCCCAGGATCGAAACCTGGTGAGCCAGCAGGTCCCTATCGTCTAGTGGCCTAGGACGTCGCCCTTTCACGGCGTTAACACGGGTTCAAATCCCGTTGGGGACACGATAAGCACCAGTAGCCAAGTCGGTTAAGGCACCGAACTCATAATTCGGCGATGCGTAGGTTCGAGTCCTACCTGGTGCACCATATCTCTGTAACTCAGCGGAAGAGTGACACCCTTCTAAGGTGTAGGCCGTAGGTTCGAATCCTACCAGGGATGCTATAATAGTAAGAAAGTATGACTAACGAAAAGAGAAGATAATGAGCGAAGAAAAATGTCCAGTAACGGGTCATTCAGCAAACCCAGAGGCTAATAAGAACAAAGATTGGTGGCCTAATCAATTAGACTTATCACCATTAAGAAAACATTCAGAAAAGTCTGACCCCATGTCAGATGATTTTGATTATGCTACAGAGTTTAATAGTTTAGATCTTGATGCTGTTAAGAAGGATATTGATACACTTCTAACTACCTCGCAAGATTGGTGGCCTGCAGACTATGGCAACTATGGTCCATTCTTTATTCGTATGGCATGGCACTCAGCGGGAACATATAGAACAACAGATGGTCGTGGTGGTGCTGGAGAAGGACTACATAGATTCGCTCCCCAAAACTCTTGGCCAGATAACGGCAACCTAGATAAGGCTCGTAGACTTCTTTGGCCGATTAAGCAGAAGTACGGAAAAAAGATTTCATGGGCAGACCTAATGATTCTTGCAGGCAATGTTGCACTTGAAAACATGGGGTTCAAGACATTTGGTTTTGCTGGAGGTCGTGCAGATGTTTGGGAATCTGATGACACATACTGGGGTACAGAAAAGGAATGGCTTGCAAATGAAAGATACAGTGGAGACCGTGAATTAGATCAACCACTTGCAGCAGTGCAGATGGGTTTGATCTATGTAAACCCTGAAGGTCCAGATGGAAATCCAGATCCGCTTCTTTCTGCAAAAGATATTCGTGAGACATTCGCAAGAATGGCAATGAACGACGAAGAAACTATTGCATTAATTGCTGGTGGACATGCGTTTGGTAAAGCACATGGTGCAGGAGATAAGGCACATGTTGGCCCAGATCCAGAGTCTGCGCCTATTGAGGACCTCGGCCTCGGCTGGAAGAACTCATTTGGTAAGGGTAACGCAGAAGATACAATAACAAGTGGTATCGAAGGTGCCTGGACTGCAACTCCAACCAAGTGGGATAACTCGTACCTTAAGTTGCTATTTAAGTACGATTGGCAACAAACAAAGTCGCCTGCTGGTGCAACACAGTGGATACCAACAGATGAATCTGCTTCTAATTTAGTTCCAGACGCACATGTTGAAGGTAAATTCCATGCTCCAGTCATGACAACTGCTGACCTTGCACTCAGATTTGATCCAGAGTATGAAAAGATTTCACGCAAGTTCCTTGAAGACTTTGATTACTTTGCAGATGTCTTTGCTCGTGCTTGGTTTAAACTAACACATAGAGACATGGGCCCTATCTCAAGATACCTTGGCAAAGAAGTTCCTTCTGAAGAACTAATTTGGCAAGATCCGATTGGTAATGTAACTAAAGATGATTTAACACAACAAGAAGTTAATGTAATCAAAGATAGAATAGTTTCTTCTGGTCTTTCAATTTCTGATTTAGTAACAACTGCATGGGCTTCAGCATCAACATTCCGCAAGACAGATAAGCGTGGTGGTGCAAACGGTGCAAGAATTGTTCTTGAGCCACAATACTCTTGGTCAGTAAATGATCAGGATGTAATTGATAAAGTGGTTGCTGTATTAAAACCTCTTAAGGAAGAGTTTGGCGTATCACTTGCAGACCTTATTGTTTTTGCTGGTAGCGTTGGAATTCAACTTGCAGCACATAATTCTGGTATTGGTGTAGTTATCAATGACAAGTTTAGTCGTGGTGATGCAACTCAAGAACAGACAGACATTAATTCATTCTCAGTTCTTGAACCAAAGTTTGATGCTTTCCGTAATTATATTCATCCAAGCATTACTGCACCAGCAGAGGTTCTTTTGGTGGAGAAGGCTAACCTATTGGGACTAACACCAGTAGAGATGGTGTTATTGTTATCTGGAATGAGAATGATTAGTAGCAATAAATTAGATAATAGTTACTTAGTTAAACTTCTTTCATATGTTAATGCAGATGAGGCTAAGAATGTACCTCGTGTAGATCTAATCCTTGCTTCTAACTCAGAACTAAGAGCGATTGCTGAAGTTTACGCCTCACAGGATGCACAAGAAAAGTTTGTTCGTGATTTCGCTAAAGCATGGACAAAGGTTATGAATGCAGATTTATTTATTAAGGAGAAAAAGTAATGAGAAGCGCAATGTTTTATCTAGCACATTCAACAGCAATTGTTGGACTAATGATTGGATCTTATATTTACGGATTCAAGCAGGCTGCAAGTAACGCAACAGATGATGCTGGAAAATAATAAAAAGTCTTGCGGAGACTGCACTAAATGTTGCGATGGCTGGCTTTCTGGAACAGTACAGGGACACCCATTTGGAAATATAGGTGGCACAAGAATTCCTTGTAATTTTGTTTTACAAGGGAGTGGATGCGGAATATATGAACAAAGACCAAAAAATCCTTGTCGCAATTTTCAATGTGCGTGGTTAAAAATTCCAGAAGTTCCAGAACACCTTAAACCAAACTTATCTAATGTAATTGTTACTCAAAGAGGATTTGTAATTTATGAACTTACAAAAGCCGGAGAAACAATTAATAATGAGGCTATTGCCTGGTGGATAGAATATTGTAAAATTAATAATTTTAAATTAGTATATAGTCAATGAATCAAAGCAAAATCTGCAAGACTGTATTCAGGATTTTCTAGACTACTCGGCATTGGAAAAGCAGATTCAAGTGTTGTGTTTTTTAATTTAAGAAAAGATTTATCATCAACAGAAACAAAATAAAGGTCTTTATCTATTGTTATTTTTTCTGTAGAGTTATAAATTTTTACATCTTTTATTTGTTCTCCACCAATTTTAACAAAATTACCATAAGCAGATCTTGGGAAATAAGCAATGTTTAAAGATTCCCTAAGTTTGTTTTTATTCATAACCATAGGAACATGGATGTCATAATCAATTGGGTCTTTTATTCCGCTCATAACTAACTGTTTGTGCGTTAATTCTAATAAACGAATATAGACTGGAGCCATGCCCAACTCTTTATACCGTTTTATCTTATTAGAAAGAAGGCCCCCGTGAAAATTTGGAATATTTTTCATTTCTTTTAAAGCAAAAAAATCATCATTCATTAAAACAAAGTCATTAGATATTTCTGGATGCTCTGATGCAACTTTAATACAATTTCTAATGTTGTCAAATTTTTTAGCAGTATCTTCTATATATACAAAATCACCTATGTACCATACGGGGCGATAGCCTAAAACCCAGACTTTTCCTTTTGGCATATTTTGTTCAATTGATCTTAAAGAATATTTTAACTCTTCATTATCTCCCTCACGGGCAATATAAACATAGTCCATTTTAAAATTATAGCATGGTGTATAATTAACAATATGGCAAAAATCTTAGTTATAAGCGCAAATCTTCCAGATTGGTCTAAAAATAGTGGTGGTAAAGAAAGAACCCTAACATTAATTGAAGCACTATCAGAGCATGAGGTAACATTTTTATCTTTTAACTGGAATAATGAATTGATTAATAAAAAAATTAATAAAAATTTACATTATTTTCAACCACAGATAGGGCACAATCTTTATAAACGTAGACAAAGATTAATTACTGATTTTGCAAAACTTAATCACGACACGGTTTTTGAACTTTTAAAAGACGAATTAGAAATATTTACCTCATCAGTCAAAGAGTTATCAAAAAGTTCTGACCTTATAATTGTTGATCATTACTCTGTTTCTCCCCTTCTTCAAAACATTAAAAATATTCCAATTATTTATAATTCCCATAATGCAGAACTAGACTTGGCAAAACAGGTTCATGGAGAAAACAAAGAACTAATAAAAATAATTGAAAAAATGGAAACTCGCATTTTAAAACAAGCACAAGAAATTACATATTGCTCTTCTGCAGATTTTATAAAAATAAAAGATCATTATGGGCAAAGCATTAGTGGAAAATATGTCCCAAACGGTACAGTTGTTCAAGACAAAATAAATTATGAAAATAGACTTAGGTCTAGAGATATTATTTTTGTTGGTAGTGGTCATCCACCAAACAAAGCAGCAGCAAAAAAGGTTGTTGCATTTGCTCAATCAATGCCAGAATTTAATTTTATTATTGTAGGAGGGTGTGGCAATGGGATTAAATCTCAAAACATTTCCAGCAATGTTCAAATTGTTGGCCACGTAAATGATGAATTATTAGATAAGTACTTTAGAACATCTTTTGCTTTTATTAATCCAATGCTTGAAGGTTCCGGAACACATTTAAAAATGATGAAAGCCATGGGATATGCAATTCCAATAATAACATCAACCGTTGGTGCCAGAGGATTTTCTCATCAAGAAATAGAAGAAGCAATGTTAATTGCAGACACACAGGATGATTTCTATGAAAAAATTAAAATACTTAAAGATAAAGAAGTTTATAAAAATTTATGTGAAAACGCATATAAGCACTCACAAACCTATGACTGGGATAAAATAAAAAAAGATTATGCAGATTTTATTAATGAATGCATAAACAAATATGTCGAAAATAAGACAAAAGAGATTAGTCTCAAAAAAGAAAAAGAAAAAATTTTAATATGTTCTATTGTTAGAAACGATGAACATTTCTATTTAGACTATTACAAAAAAATTAAAGGAATGGTGGATTTTTTTCCAGAATACGAGTTTTACTTGTCTTTATATGAAAATGACTCAATAGATGCAACAAGCAGTTTAATGCTTAAACAAGACTATTCAATGTTTAATGGTGTGTCAATTATTTCTGAAAAAATTAATACACGGTTTTATGGTTCTTCAAAAGATGAGGATAGAGTAAAAAACCTATCATTAGCAAGAAATAAAGCCCTCACGGCAAACAACTTTTTAAATAATGTTGACTATGTTTTAATGATAGATGTAGATGTAGATTTTAAAATGTCTGATGTTGAAAAAATATTAAATTTTAAAGATTTAGAGCCTAACTTTGATATTGTTGCAGCAGCAACTAAAAGAAGAAGAGTTCTGTATGATCAGTGGGCAACAAGAGAAGGCCCTAGGTATGATCCAGCAATTCAAGAATTATTTGAGCAATACAAAAAACAAAAATATACAAAATATTACTCCGTTTCCAGTGGGTTTTGTTTATACCAAGCCCAACCATTTAAAGATGGTGCTAGATATGGCTATATAAATAAAGAAACTGGTGAACCAGACTGTGAAATGGTAGTTATTTGTCAAGAATTTCAAGAAAGAGGGTATAAAAATATATATATGTCTAATCAGGCAGAAATGACACACAATCATAATTAGTTTGATATAATATAAAGAAGTGCAAGTCTACTAGAATAGGAGGAACTATGCGTATTAAAATTATTAAGTTTGTTGTAAAGGCTCTTGGATACCAGTGGTCTGGTGATGATCTAAAGTTGCCAGTCTGGTATGTAAAAGAAAAAAAGAAGGTAAAGTAATGTTTGAGTATTATGTTAAAAAAGTACATAAGGTTGTAGATGGAGACACAATCGATGTAGATATAGATTTAGGGTTTGACATATCTTTTAGTTCAAGAGTAAGGCTTGCTGGCATAGATACTCCAGAATCTCGTACAGCAGACAAAATGGAAAAGGCTTTAGGTCTTGAAGCAAAGGCATTTTTAAAACATGAAATTGAGGCAGCCAAATCTGTAGTAATTAAAACAGAAAAAATGGATTCATCAGAAAAATATGGAAGAATTTTAGGGTGGGTTTTCTTAGACGGATCAGATAAATCTATTAATCAAAAAATGATCGATGTAGGCCATGCCTGGGGATATCTGGGCGAAACAAAAATTAAAGATTTTGAAGCACTTGCTAAAGCAAGAAAAATCTCTAAAATTTAATTATAAAATTTTTACCTTTTAAGACAAATATGCTATAATATATATGTACCTGCTCAAATGGGGGGTACATTAACTTATTCGCTTGAAGGAGGAATAAAATGGTAAGTACATTCGCTATGGATCTTTTTAAGGATCCATTTTTTATTGGTTTCAACAAAGAGTTGAGTCGCCTAAACAGTGCATATAGAACAAACTCACAGTCGTATCCACCTTACAACATAGTCAAACTAGATGAAGATTCTTATCTAGTTTCTATTGCTGTGGCTGGATTTTCTAAAGATGATATAGAGGTCACTCTAGATGATAGAACTTTATTTATTAAGGGTGAATTAAAGGATCAGACTGATGGAAGAAAAAAATATCCAGAAGTAGTTCATAATGGAATTGCAACTCGCCAATTCTCAAGATCTTTTGCGCTTGGAGAATACATGGAAATTACTAGTGCTGATCTAAAGGACGGTATGTTAAAAATACAAATTGATCGTATTGTTCCAGAAGAAAAGAAGCCTAAAACAATTAAAATAAAATAATACAATATAATATAATCCTGCACCTTTTCATCGAGGAGTCGCAGGGTGGTCGGGGGAGACAGCGACCTTTAAATAACTGGAATACACCTGAGCATGTGAATAAACTGCTCATATTTGATACAATATAATTTCTTTGGTATACTTATAAAGAGGTGGTGGTAATTTGAATAACCAAGTATTTAGCAACATTTTTGATATTGATACAATTGACAACTTAAAGCACTTAAAAAATAGTATTGATGGCCGAATAGACAAGAACAAGGGAAGAATTGTTCGTCCAATACCAGACATAGCCTTATTGCCCAAAGAGGTTGTTACAATTCTTACAAACAAAGCATCAGAACTTTATGGTAAAAATTTAAAACTATATGCGGCAGCATTTGGTCAATATAGTAAAGAGTTTGGCGATCCTAAACTAACTCCTCATATAGACGAAGTGCCTTCACAATTTACAATAGACTATCAACTAGACGGGAATACTGATTGGTCAATAGTTATTGAGGGCAATGAATATTGTTTAAAAAATAATTCAATTCTTACATTTGAGGGAGAGAATGTTTTGCATTGGCGTCCTAAAAAAGATTTTTCTGATAACGAATTTTTAGATTTAATCTGGTTTCAGTTTATAGATGACGATCACTGGTCCTATAAAACAGATGTGCGTCCAGATTTTAAAGAATATAAAAAAAATTTTAGAGAAAAAATGAGCCGTTGGGAGAGTACTTATAATGCAATATGAAATTAAGGCTGCTGGAATGGTATATTATAAAAATGCTATAGAAAATACTGAAGAAGTAATTAGTTCTATTGAGTATATGCAAAGTCAACTTGAAAAAAATGTTTTAAGCGCTGCTCAGCCATGGCATGAGTGGAATGGGGCTAATCCAGAAATAGAAAAATTTTGCATAAGGCACTTTATAACTGAGCCTAAAAATGTGTCTAAACTAGACCCTCTTTATTCTCATATCTCTTTTGTTTATGACAGAATTTTTGGTGGTATTGAAAAGGCATACAATCATTATTCAAAAGAGTTGTATCCTCATGCATCTCAAAATATTAAGTCAACAGAAGGCTTGTTAAGTATTTTAAAATATGGAACTACTGGATACTTGCCAGAACATCAAGACCAAGGGGTTAGTAGTAGAGTTTTATCTACAGTGGCTTATTTAAATGATGATTATGTCGGCGGAGAAATTTATTTTCCACAAATAGATGTTGAAATTAAACCAGAAGCCGGAAGCGTTATATTTTTTCCATCAAATTTTGTTTTTACCCATACAGTAAAGCCTATTGAAAAAGGTTTTAGATATGCAGTACCACAGTGGTATCACAGTTTAAAAGAACCAAGAATGTCAACAGGAGAAGTCTAATGCCTGCTTATGAGTATGATTGCATGCCCTGTGGAGAAAGATATGTAAAAGTTCGGGCAATGACTGAGATAGATCCAGGATACAAATGTGATAAATGTAATAAACCTATTGTTCGTGTATATTCTAGTGTTGGTGTTACATTTAATGGGAGTGGTTTTTATAAAACGGATAATCGAAAATGATTATTGATATACCTAAAGGCCAATTATGTCAGGCGTTTGATCCAATGATAATTTTGCCCGTAAAAACTCGTGAACTTAATATCCCTAAAATGACAGAAAATACTGGGTGCCTGTGTCCCGCATATTTTTATATGGAAGGTACACATGGAAAAAGATTTTTATGCGATTTTCATTTTGCATATGAAAAAGATATAGTTATGGAAAGAACTCCTGACGATTGGCCAAAAATTTGTGAATATTTAATTAATAACTTAAAGGAAATAGAAGAGACATTTGCCAAAGATCCTGGGACTGAGCCACAATTATTAAATAAAAAATGCACAAATGAAGGATGCAACTTATCTGGATATGTATTATGTATAAGTATAGAAAATATTGAAACAGTTTTTTGTAATTTTCACTACAGAAAAAAATATTATCGATTTTTATCTAACAATCTTGACTTTGTGAAACGATCAAACATATTTATTGATGAAAGATACAGGATGCCCTATTCTGTAGAAGAAGAAATGCTTATGTTGACATACATCTAATACTATAGTATAATTAGTATATGAATTCCGCCTTAGTTGACACAAACTCCAAAACAGAACTTAACTCTACTCACAGGTGTGATCAGTGTGGAGCAAGAGCCCTAGTTTTAGTAAAAGGAGAAATTGGAGACCTAATGTTTTGTTCTCATCATTATAACAAAATTATGGATAATGCTGTTGGGTATGACAAAATGATGAAATTTGCAAAAGAAATTTTAGACAAGAGGTATATTCTTGAGACAAATCAGGATTTAGAAGAAGCAATAAAAAGATAATGCACAAAAACAATGATGAGATTGTGCAAGAAATGATAGAGGCTGGGGCGCTTGAACTTGAAGGGATAGATTCAGAAAGCGGAGAATTTTTATATAAAATTACAGATAAAATGAAAGACATAAACAAAGCCCTTTATGACGAACATTTAAACATGATTTATGCAGACACTATGTATTTTTGGGAAAGAGGGTTTTTGGATATTAGTGATTTTGGCAGTTCAAATCCAATGATTTCTCTTACTTCTAAGGCTTTTGATGCTCAAGCCATATCAAAATTATCAATAGAAAAAGCAGAACTTTTTGCTAAGATAAAGGATGCCTTAAAAGAAAGTAAAAGATGATATAATCTTAATATGTATAAAATTATTGAAAACGTTTTTTCAGAAACAGAAATTGATTATTTTAAGTTAATGGTTAAACAAAAAGAAATTCTAAAACTTGTTTATATTCGTCCAGATACTGGAAGACTTGCTATCAACCTGACCTCAATAAAGCCAGAAATAATTGCCAGGATCCAGGGAATTATTAAAAATATTTATGGCAAAGATTATGAAATTAAAGATGTTGGATTTAACAGATATAAATTAGAGTATGGTCTTCCAAATTTAATACCACATGTAGACAACAACAAAGCCCAAGTTGTGTTTAACTATCAACTTGAGTCAAATAAAAAGTGGGGTCTTGTTATTGAAGGAGATCCTATAATTTTAAATGATAACGATGCTGTTGTTTTTGAAGGAGAAAAGGATGTTCATTGGAGAAATCCCGTGCATTTTAAATCAAATGAGTATATATCGATGCTTAACTTTAATGCCGTTGACAAACATCATTGGAGCAATTTCACAAAAATAGACCCAATTGGGCCAGAAGAATTACGAAAAAATCAAATAAGCATTGTAGAAAAATGGTATAACCATTACCCTTATGAAGGGGTAAACCTTTAAGTAGCGCATCAATTCTAAATTAGTGATATACTGGAATTATGCCAAGTCTTAAAGAAGGAAATTTTGTTATGGGTCAAACGTCCGAAACTATTAGATATACATTGGGAGAGTAGACTGTGTCTTCTGGTAAATATAATAGGCACGATGGTTTTAATCCTGTTCAAATCAAAGATGGAAAAATTGTTAGACTTCGTAAAGATGGAACAATCAAGGCAGTATTAGGAGAAATGGGCAAAGATGGCAAAGCAAAAAAACCTCGAATCAACTAAAAAAACTTTAATAAAAACACTAAGTTGGGAAACATTTCATCTTGTTGGTGTTGCTGGAGTAATTTACTTATTTACTGGCGAATGGGAATATGCTAGTCTGGGAGCGTTAATTTATATTGCATGGGAGTCAATCGGATATTTTATTCATGAAAGAATCTGGGCAAAATTCGGTAGAAAAATCAAATAGTATGTCCCAAATTACCAAAGACTCTATACTTTTTGCTAAAAAAAATAACAAAGTTTTATTGTGCCCAAATTTTTGGGAGCAGGTTCCTGATTGGTCAGATGTTTTTAATATTTTTAAGTTAGCAAATAAAAAAAATGGCGTTCATTTTAATTCTTTCGGCACTTGCACTATTGATAAATCAGAACAATATTCAGATATTTTTGATAGTTTTATAGATAAACTTTCTTTGATTCACCCTGGAAAAAAAATAGCAGTTTTTTCAATTATTCATTTTATAACTAAGCATGATAATACTATTAAAGATGAAGTAGCCAAAATTTTTAAAGAAGATTTTATTAATAAAAACCCACATCCTATGCCAAACCCTTTGCCTCCAAAAGAAGCATTTGAGCCTACAATTCATTCTGATGCAGTTGATGGATTTTTTACTCAATTTGCAGGCTCAACCCTTTGGAGAGTGTACGATAATAATAATTTAGAACAAGAGAGTTATACATTAAATTCGGGCGATCTTATTTTTATTCCAAAAAATTTAAAGCATAGCGTAGAGTCTCTGTGCCCAAGAAATGCAATATCCATATCCTTTTCTGACTAAATGATATACTGAGGTTATTATGGAATACTTTGTGGCTATAGGCTTGACATCTATCGTTTTTTCCTTTATAATATATATAGGAATTAAGACTAATAAAGTCTTGACAAAAGCAAAAACTTTTGGCGGGATTCGGCATAGGCAAAGCACTTTGCATAATGCTGTTAGATTAATTTTACCAACTAATGAAGACATAATTAAAAACATAATTATGAACAGGGAAAGGTCACCACAAACAAAGCAGTCTAGTCAAAAGTATAATCCAGAACGTATCAAGGTTGTTGTTATTGACAGTAAGGCGTATTGGATTCAAGACAATACGTTTTATGAAACAACAATAACTGATAGTGGAGAAATAAATCAGTCACTAGCAAAACCAGTCGATACAAGTAATATGGGTACAGAAGAAATTGACAAACTGATGAAAATTGTTGATGATTTAAGGAGTGTAGAAGATAATGATGGTAGTAATACAGGGGACTAACGAGTTTAAAGAGTACTCGGTTTTTTTGCGTGCCATGGGTGTTGTTTTATCTAACATGAAACCAGAAGACAAAGAGTTAGCCCTTTACGTTGTAGGATCTAGAAATAGCAAAATACAAGAATTTGCTATGGAGTTTTGCAATCTTTCTGAAAGAGGGATGAAAGGAAGAGGCAAAAAAATTCAAATGCATCAAACAACAGATTCTTGGGTTGGGACATATTTGTCACAAATGAATTACTTTGCATTTTTTAGCAATACAAAACAACCAATATCGGTATTGGCAAAAAAAGCCAAAGACCAAGGAGTAGAACTGGGAACATTCCAGTACTAAAGGAGAGATATGTTAATTAAAAAACTAGAAGAAGCCGAGCAAATTGTTAAATCTAATAAAGATTTAAGATGGTCTGGCTGGGATATAATTTCAAGAGAAATTACAGTTAATGGATTTAGTCATAAATCTGGATCATTTCTTAATAACCGCTGGGGTATCGATAGGCGCTACCCAATAACAGAAAATGGCTGGTACTTGCCAAACAATTTGGGAGTAAAAAAATGATAAATTATCAACCATATCAAAACTATTTTGATGTTTTAGGAAAAAATAAAGACAACATTGTGATAATTAATAATTTTATTAACGATGAAGATTTATTGGCCATCAATAATTATCTTGATTTGTACAAAGATAATGATGAATTTATGGGCGGAAAAGATTTAAGAGAAGATAAAGTTAAAAAAGAAAATCCGAAAGTTGCAGAAATTCTTGATAAATATGAGAAAAAAATATATGAAAAAGTAAATGAACTTTTTACTGAAAAATATAAAATTCCTATTATTAGAAAACCAGTCAACTCTACGCATTTTGTTAAATGGATCCCTGGGATGAATTCTAAATTGCACTGCGATTGTGAAAAACCAGACGGTACTCCAGCATTTGCTGCAGATTTTTATACTTACAATGTAGCAGTTTTAATGTATCCAAATGACAACTACACTGGGGGAGAAATTACTTTTCCGGACTATGACTTAGTTTTGAAACCAAAGCCAGGAGATATGATTATGTTTCCAGGGAACAATGCATACAAGCATACAGTTCAGAGGGTAGAAAGTGGAACTAGATACACCATGCCATCTTGGTATGCTTTTGATGTTAATGAGTCGACAAATAACGAATCTAAAAAATATTCATATTTAGATTCTGTTCAACTTTGGGAAGGTCTGCCAGATTTTGACAAAATAGACCCAGTTGGTATTGATGTTAGGAATTATAATGAAGGATCATAAATGGAAAGATTCTGCTTTATGTTTAGGGCAACCAACTACTGTTTTTTTTGAGCAATACGAAGAGGGCAGTTTAGATTATAAAAATGGGATAGATCAATTTTGTTTAAATTGTCCAGTATTAAAAAAATGTTTTGCCGTAGGAGTATCTGGTAAAGAATATGGCCTTTGGGGCGGAATATATTTAGAAGAAGGGGAGCCATCAAAAGAATTTAATTCTCATAAAACAAAAGAAAAGTGGTCAAATCATTGGAAAGCATTGACAATGGATAAAGACTTATAATGTATACAGATAGTATGCGTAAGGCCTTTAGGTCTATTAGAGCACCTAAGAATTTTAGTGTTGATCTTGTAGATAACGAACATTTTTTAGTTATTCGTGCCGATGAAAAGGCTTTTATTAGACTAGGGCATGACGATAAAATAGAAGCAGTGCAATATATGATAAAAGTAAAAAAAGCATTAGAAGAAAACGGTGCTGTTGTTTTGTTAACACGAAAGGCTGTAAAGTAAACATGGTTGATTTACGTGGAACTCCTACGCATGTTTGTGTATGTGGTTCTAAGGTTTGGAACATAAAGGCAATGTTTGAAGATGGAGCAATTGCTCTATATTTTTTAGATATGAAGTGTGCTGACTGCGGATCTTTAGCAACAGCCCCTACTCAAATTGATGGAGGAGAGTTATAAAATGTCAAGAATACCAGTGCCCCCTGCATCTTCTGATGACTTTGTTTTGTTGGATGATCAAATAGATTGTGCCTATTTAATTGATCAAGACAAACTAAATTTTGCAAAAATATATTCGTCTAGAGAAGAATACATTAAGACTCTTCCTTTTGGTTTAAAATATATGGAAGTGGGGGTGGCCTGGGGATATTACGCTGAATTGGTGGCTAAACAAAAAAGCCCAGAATGCATACACCTGGTGGACTATTTTGATCAAGACCTAAAATGTTGGTCTTGGAGAAAATTTGGGGAGTGTAAGTGTTCGGGGAAAAAACATGAACTACTATACACCCCAGAAACACATGAAAAATATATAATTGATAAATTTAATAAATATAACAACGTAAAAACTTTTAAAGGGGACAGTAAAGAAATTTTAAAAAATATTTTGTATAAATATGACTATATATATTTAGACATAACTAACGATAGAAAAGACATAAGGCCTACCCTTCAAGCAGCCTCCTTATTAGTCAAAGATGGAGGAATCATTGGCCTCAATGATTATTTAATTTATGATGGAATAATTGAAGACAAGCCATACGCAACATTTCAGGTAGTAAATGAATTTTTACGCTATAATAGTAATTGGAGCGTTGATGCAATAGCATTACATGCTCTAGGGTTTTATGATATATATAAAAAAGGACTGCTAATGACAGATAACGATATTCCAAAACATATTTCATCTTCTCCTGTTACAGAAGACTATATATTTACTGACCCAAATAATATTTTTATGGATTTATTTAAGAATGAATTTGATACAACCTGGATGATTAATACCGAACAAAAAATATTTAGCATAATTGAGCCAGAAAACAAAGTTAATGCTGACGATGACGGATTGGTTATTTATAATTATAACAAACAAAAGTTTAGATCTGATGACTTTACTAATGTTCACAATGGGAAGCATATTCTTTTTTCTGGATGCTCAGAAACAGAGGGCGTTGGTGGAAACATAGAGGACGCTTGGTCTAAAATCTTGTATGATCGTTTATCTAAAGAAGAAAAATGTTCTGGATTTTTTAATTTAGCAAGATCTGGTTGGGGTTGGTCAAGAATTATAACAAATGCCTTAGTTTATTTTAAAAAGTATGGGTACCCTGATGCCTATTTTATTATGTTGCCAAATCATCAAAGAAAGTTTCTTTATTCTGGCGACAAACATCCGTGGGCATATTGGCAAAAATACCCAAAAGTCTACAACATGGAAAATCCTGAAAAAGGCAAGGGTCCCGACTGGGCAACAGAGCCTAAAGAACATCTAGAAGATTTTGTTTATTTTTTGATTTCTTGGAAAATTTTTAGCGAATTATGTATACAAAAAAATATTAAATTAATATTTTCTTCTTGGGACTCTATAGACAAAGAAAGCATATCTAGGCTATCAACATTTGACAATTTTGTTAATATTAAAAACGATAAGATTGAAAATTATTCTAAGATATATTATAAAAACCATGAAATAAAAGCAGATGACTACAAGAAAAGAGACAATCATGCTGGAAGGGTTCTTCACAATTTTTGGGCCAATGAATTTTATAACAAATACCAAGAATTAGGAAAATAATATGATAAATAAAATAAAAAGATATATAAAACTTAAAATACAAATAAGAAAAATTAAAAGACAAATAAACAAGCCACGAACCTTTATATATTAATATTGACAAATCATTGATTTGATACTATACTTTATATATGACAAAAATAAAAATAATCCTAACTGCTTTATTAATTTCTACTGCCTCTCCAGCACACTCTATGGAGAATGCTCCTGATGCACTAGATGATGGAAGAACAGTCCCGCTTATAGTTGAAAATAGTGGCAAAAATTGTACTGGATTTTTATATTCTGAAAAAATTGTTTTAACTGCAGGGCATTGTATATTTGACCGATACACACAAAATTTATGGAAACAGCAGTATATAGGAAAACCAGGTATTCCTTACGTGCCAGGGACCAAGGACTATGAAATATTTCCTATAGAAAAAACTTTTTCAAATTGGAAAATTAAAACAGAAAAAGATTATTCAGATGCCGATGATTTTGCTGTTTTAGTTTTAAAAAATAAAATTTCAGTTCCTGGAAAAGCATATATTGCTACAAAAGAACAGGTGGACAATTATATAAAAAACAAAGCCATGGTTACAACAATTGGCTATGGTATGCAAAGCAAAGAACATAAACAAAACGATCTTACAAAGCCAAAGTATGCACAATTTCCACTAGTTTCAAATGAAAGAATTAGCGCTGTAAAATCTGAAGTTTATAATTATAGTGGAGTTGGTCACTATGGAATGAAAATTCATGTACTTCAAGTTCCTGGAGGGCCAAGCACCTGTTCTGGTGATTCAGGGTCGCCATTTTATATAAAAGATGGAGAAAATTTTATCTATTTGGGGCCATTATCTTGGGGTTTTGGTGGAATTCCAAATTGTAGTGGTAGCGGATGGAAAACAAACGAAATGAATATGGGATCTGTTGCTGCATACGATTATTTATCTTTAATTAAAGAAGCAGAGGATTATGTTGCCAAGCAAAATATGGTAGTTATCCCAACACCAACCGCCTCTCCATTAACCAAAAAACCAATTATTAAAATAACAATAAAATGTTATAAAGGAAAAGAAATAAAGAAAATATATGGAATTAATCCTAAATGTCCGAAAGGATATAAAGTAAAGGTTTAGGGTTGATGGTGCTATAATAGAAGTACCCTTTAAACGGGGGAATAAAAATATATAAAAAGGAGAAACATGTCAAACATTGACACTAAACAATTAAAGGCTATGGGAGCATCCTATGGTCGATCAGTATTAGGTGCAGGACTTGCCCTGTACATGTCTGGGATTACAGATCCAAAAGATCTATGGGCTGCTTTAGTGGCTGCCGTTGCACCCGTTCTATTACGTGCAATAAATCCTGGAGATCCAGCATTTGGTCTATTGCCAACTGTTGAGTCCGTAGACAAGGCTTTAAAGGCTGCTAAGGCCCCTGTAAAGAAGGCTGCTGCAAAGAAAAAGAAGTAGGTTTAATCTAAAATTGGCCATACAGGAATGTGTGGCCTTTTTTATTTAATGATATAATAAAAATATGTATAAGATAATTAATAGTTTTTTTAATGAAGAAGAAATAAATATTATATTAAACACTATTAAAGAAACAGAAGATTCTGGTGCTGGACAAATATACAGACAGACAGGAAGAAAGTTAATTGGTTTAGATAATCTAAATAAAAATATTATTGATAAGGTTGAGGCCTACGTTAACAACACATACAATAAAAAGTTAATAGTAAAAGATATTGGTTTTATGAGGTTTAAAAAAGAATATGGAACCCCAAAACTATTACCACATAAAGATGACTACGCTTGCGAAGTAGTATTTGATTATCAAGTTAAAACTAATAAAAAATGGGATTTGTTTATTGAAGGAGAAAGAATAGAGTTATTAGATAATGACGCAGTTTGTTTTGAAGGAGAGGAAGAAGCCCATTGGAGAGAAAAAGTGTTGTTTAGTGATGATGAGTTTGTAGAAATGATTTGTTTTAATTGTATTGGCGAAAATCATTGGAGACATTTATCTACAACAAATCCTTTAAATGAAATTGAGCAAGCAAAAAAAACAAAACAAACTTTTAAAGATTGGTCTTATATATATTCTGGTTGATTTGGATATCCAGAAATTTTTACAAATACATTAATTGCATATCTAAAATCGCTTGCTGGCATTATCCCGTGCCTGTTGTACCAATTTCCTGGAAAAGACACCAACATTCCTGGTTCTGGTTTAATTTTAAAATCATGCTCAGGAAAATATAATTCTCCGCCATCGTAATCATCATTTAAATATAGCAAATTTGATATGTGCCCACTCCAATCATATTTAATATTATTTTCAAAATCAGTTAATATATCGCTATGAATATTAGTTGCAAAGTAAGGCAGTCTACCATTTAAATAACTACTTTTAATGTTATATGTATTTGCGTCATCATCGTGTTCTAGTTTTAATTTAAATAAATCTTCTGAAATATTTTTAATTTTTTCTTTATATTCTAATATTAAATTTTTAGCAATAGGAATATTTTTTTCATCAATTTTATCCTTTCTATAAAAAAAATTACATAATTCATTTATGACGGCAAGATCATCTTTAGGCATAAAATTTTTTACAATTTTAATTGTATCCTTATTAGTTCCCAAAAAAATAGTTGCTTTATCTTTTATTTTATCCTCACCTTTAGTTGAGTCAGTAAATATTTTTTTAGGATCTGCTGTAGCAATATTTTCTACTTTAAAATATTCACTTATTACTGGTTTTTGCAAACTGTCAGACTCCGATTCTATAATTTCATTTTTAAAATCACTAAATCTAGTCCATAACGAAAGAGTAAACCTTGTTGCCCCAGTAGTTTGTGTGACTCCATGAAGAAAATGTAAATTTCCAGGAAAACATACAAACATTCCTGGTTCAGGAACAATTTCGACTCCTTGATCTGGAAAATATAAAACTCCCCCATCGTAATCTTTGTTTAAATAACAAAGAATAGACAGATGCCCACTCCACAAAAATGGCCAAACTTTTTCTTGCTCGGCAAATAGATTAGGCTGATCATAAACTTCTTCTTGATGATAGTCAATGATGTCTGTATGTGGCTCAAGATAAGATCCTTCTGGATGAATAAATAAATCTAAGGGTCTATCTTTATTTAACTTTAACCCATATAGTTCTTCTGCCTTATTTCTTAGCATATTTTCATATTTTTTAAATTTTTCTTGCAATACGGGATCAGTTGCATTAACAATAAAATGGTGCGTTTTATTTTTTTCAACTTCTGACATTATTTTTCCAAAATTTACAAATTCATCAATATCAGATTGTGGAATAAAATTTTTAATTATTTTTATTGTGTCTGGACCAGTGCCAATTATTTTACTGATGTTGTCTATTTTTTTTATTGGCACATTGACTGGCGTAATTTGACCATTTTTGTTCATATAGACATTGTATCATGACCATATGTTATAATAATTTTATGGCAAATTTTTTAATTCCACAAAATAGGCTAGAATGTGCAAAATTGTATAGCAGTCGTGATGAGTTTATAAAAACGTTGCCGAAAGGGCTAACATTTTTAGAGGCTGGAGTTTTGGCTGGAGATTTTTCTGCCAAGGTAATAGAGGCTTGTTCTCCGTCTAAATCTATCTTAGTTGACCCATATGAATCTCTTGATTGGAATGCTCCCGAATATCATGAAAGTAGGTGGCATGGTCCAGAGCAACATTTTAATTTTGTAAAACAAAGATTTTCTAATATAACAACAGTAGAACTTTTTCAAGGAAAATATGAAGATTTTGACTTAAACAATAAAGATACTTTTGATTTTTTATATATGGATTATGATACCTCCTATACCTCAATACAACATCAAATAGAGATATCAAAGTCTAAGTTAAATATAAATGGAATTTTAGGCTTTAATGATTACAATATTTATGAAAATGATACAGATACAGGAAAAAAACAGGGAATAGTTCACGCAATTAATGATTTTCTTTATAAAAATTCTGATTGGTACGTTTACGCTTTTGCTTTAAATGATAATCTTACATCAGACATTTATTTAAAAAAATTAACCTAAACCTTTAATTTCATTTATAATTCTATCCGCTATCTTATCATACTCAATTTCTAGAATAGCGTTATTCATGTCTATTGTGTGAACTTTAATTTTGCCAATCTCCTCAAAAAGAATTTTTGTTATTGCTTTATGAGTTTCTTCTAGTAACCTGCCAGATGATGCAGGTACAATAAGAAAAGACATTTTAAATGGTATGTCAAAGTTATAATTTAATAATTGATTTTTTGCATTTATTATAGAATCATTTATAGTTAATTCGTTAATTGTTGTAGCATTAATTACTATTGTAATCAATGTGTCATTTGGAAAAATATCAATAACTTTGTCTAAAAATTCTAATATAAAAGTTTTTGAGTCTTGGTGATCTGTTTTAATGTAAGGGAAAAGACAAGGTATTCCATGATTAAGCAAGTCTAACAAAAAAATATCTTGATCTTTTTTGTCTGCTGGAATTAGTTCTTTATATACAAATTCACTAGATGTAAAGGCAGAATGACTAAGAATTAAAGAAGAAATTGATGGTCCTGGGCAAACAGTATAAGGAATTTTATTTTTTAATGCCATAGAAACTAACATTGTCCCTGGGTCTGTGGTTCCAGGCATTCCTTCAGCAGAACAATATACAACATTTTTGTCACTATTGATACTGTCTTTTATTATTTTAATTACTTCGTCATCTGATATGCCTTGCCAACTATGCTTTTTCATAATTTCGGTTCGAAGATCTACAGTTGGATCGGGCCATTGGTAAATTTTTTTATTATCTATAATGTTTAATTGTTTTAACTTATCTTTAAAGAATCCTTTATCTTCTACAATAAAGACATCTGTTTCTTTAATTATGTCTAAAGCCCTAACGGTAATATCGTTAACATTTCCTAAATCAACACCGACAAAAATTAATTGTCCACTCATTATTCTTTTTCGTTATCTTTTTTATTTTGTAAAATATTCGCATAGGTCATCCCTCTTATTTTTTCATAAATACTTATTTGTTGTCTTTGAAATTTAGATAATTGAACCTTGCTTGATAATCTTTTCTTGTTTTTATTTGCTCTTTTAACTTTAGACTTAGAAACTTTGTCGTTACTTTTTTTCATTTACCCCCCTTACTCATCTTCAAATGGTTTATTTGATACCCAAACTCCGTCTTGATCTATGCCTTTTGTCATATAAAAATAACAAGAAACAAAGCCAATTAAAAAACTACCCAATACCAATAATGTTGTCATTTTTCTCCTTTGTATCAGTATATCAAAAAAATGGGGGTAAGTCAAGATATAATATAGAAATGGAAAGAGCCCTACTATACTTAATATACTCTCCATCCCTTAAAGCCTTTAAGGTTGGCATATCTAATCTATCTAATCGTAGATATTCTCAACACAGAGTGAAGGGCTGGATGATTATTCGTTATTGGTATTTTGAAGATAGGGATAGTGCTAGGCTTGTAGAACAGGAGGTTTTAAAGGTTTTTCGTAATAGATTTCCAGAAACTCACTTGAGTAAAGAAGATATGCCACAACATGGATACACCGAGGCTTTTAGTTCTAAGGCTATTTCATCACGTAAAGTAATAAATATCATTAATAAAACTATTAAAAACAAACTTTAATTTTTAAATTTTTTTTACTTATGTCTCCAGTGACCAGGCTCTGCGTAATGACAAACAATAACAGCAACATAAGCCTCTGGATTTTCTAATTTTTTTCTCCAATGAAACTGTTCTCCTCCCCAAAAAAGTAACGCTTGGTTTTCTTTTAAAGAGTAAGGAATTCCTTCAACATATATATCCCATATCTCGCTTTGATATATAACCATGTCTAAGGTATGAGTTCCGCCATAAACATCTTTGTGTTTTTTGCATATTGATATGCCATCGTAATGTCCAAAAAATGCATCGGTTGCCACAAGTTTATCATTGTCAAAAGTCTTTCTAACAATATCTATAGTTGAATCTAAAAAATCTTTTAAAATTGGCAGACTACCTGAATTATTAATATATCGACCCTCCATGTTCATATAATGAAAGTTTTTATAATTTTCCTTAAGATAGGTCTGTAGTTTTAAAAATTCATCTTCTTTCATTAAATTATCTATTACTTTGGGCGTTTTATCCATACATTGATTTTATCATGATAGTTTTAAATTTCGGCGGAAAATAGAAAGGGTAAACTAATCTATGCACCTAACGGTGCACTATCGGTTAATATCTCTAATATGCCTGCATTAGGAATTCACTATTCCAAAGGGCACCCAAAGACTCATTCCCAATATCATCAAAATAGTAACGATTCTTTTCAAGGCTATAAGTCCAACCTTTCCAAATATCCCCATCATCCCAAGTAAGGTTTGTGTCGATTAATTCATGCATTCTCTATTTTCCTAACAGTAATTGGACCATTTAGAGATTTCCATATTTTTTCTTCATCTCTCATTCGTTTGCGCTTTCTTTTTATATAGCCTTTTGTGTACTCCATAGCCCCAGTTGAGGCACCAGTTTTACCAGAAGATAACAGACTGCTTTTCTTTTTAGTCATACATTTATCCTTATCTTTAAATTTAAGGACAGTTTTAAGACTTATCCAGGTCCTATCCTGATCTTTTCCTTTATAGACGTTGTCAGGCTCTATTAGTTCGTCTTGCTTTGTGGAGCAATATTAATTATACATAAGGCTAAAAGGTTTGTCAAGTCATAGTGGTATACTGTTCTGATGCTATATGTAATAGGTCTTCCAGTGGGCAATTACGCAGACATGCCACCCAGAAACCTTCAAATGATTAGAGATGCCAAACACCTTGTAGTTGAGAATACTCGACACTTTGAACAATTCTTGCACACTTTTAAAATAGAT